GGGGGGTACCCCCGGATTTTGGTTGGATTTGCCGTATTGATGGGTCCACCACTCAAACCTGACACCTACTCAGAAAATAAAGGTGTACACCACATCATGCCACGAATAAGAAATTATAAAAAGGAATACGCTGAGTTTCATGGCAAGCCGGCCCAGGTGAAGCGTAGAGCGGCTAGGAACGCTGCCAGGCTGCGGTTATCGAAGGCTGGTCGTGTTAGCAAGGGTGATGGCAAGGACGTTGACCACAAGGACCGCAACCCCAAAAATAATAGTGGTAAAAATTTGCGAGTGCAGTCTATTGCAAAGAACCGCGCTAGGAACAGCAACCGGACTAACACTAAGCCTGGCTTGCTTGGTAAGAGAAGATCAATTTTAGGTTAGGAGATTATTATGGCTTTGTTAAAAAAGAAGGCGGCTCCGAAGAAGCGTGCAAAGAAGGTTGACGGTACGTTTAAGGCTGACGATCCTTCGACGCCGGATGTTAATGAGGCTTTTGTCAGCACTGACCAAGCTCGTCGTGAAATTCAGAGGGCTACGCGGTCGATGACAGGCTCCAGGAGCCGTAGGCTTGGTGGTAAACTCATTGATTAATGAGGGAGTTTTTGCCTAACGTATTAACGGCTAAAGAGGCCGAGACGCTTGCTGGCGTTCTTGATTACATCGATTTTAATGATGTGCGTATTAGTAATATTATTAGCAGTGTTCGAGGATTGGCTCCCATAGATTTATGCGAGAATTCCTATGCAAGAGTTGAGAAGCGCGCTGAAGGCCATCTTTGGCACAATGACACAGGGACTAAGGGCCACATGGAGTGGTGTAAGTACAGTGCTTCTGTTTTGCTTGTGCCGCCTAATCGATTCACTGGCGGCGGTTTTTATTTTAGGGATCAGCCTAGTGATCCTGTTTTCCATTTTTGTGATTTATTGGTTTATAGCAGTGGCCCTGAGAATGTTCATAGTGTTGCCAGGAACAGTGGCGAGAGGGTTTCGTTAATTATGTTCTTTGGGGGATCGAAGGATGGTCAGGCAGAACAAGCAAAATAAGGTTGTTATACCTTACAACCCGCGGCCGTTGCAGAAAGTGTTTCATAAGCAGTCTAGGCGATTTAGTGTTGCGGTGGCCCATCGACGCTTTGGCAAGACGGTCATGGCGATTAATTGGTTATTGAAAGAGGTTTTAACATCACCTCATCCCCGCGCCCAGGGAGCTTACATTGCTCCGACTTATGGAGCGGCAAAAAGGATTGCTTGGGTGATGTTGCGCGATTACGCCGGTGTGTTGCCTGGCGTTAAGTTTAATGAGGCTGAGTTGCGGTGTGACTTTGCTGACGGTCAGCGGATTTGGTTGTTAGGATCAGAAAATCCAGACGCATTGCGGGGCATGAGGCTCGATGCATGCTGTCTGGATGAATATGCTGACATGAATTCTCGGTTGTTTCCAGAGATCGTCAGGCCAGCCCTGTCAGACTTTGGTACTGGTAAGTGTTTATGGATCGGGACTCCCAGAGGCGAAAACCAGTTTAAAGAAATTTACGACACCGCTAAGAGAGAGATGGAAGATGGCAACGACGAATGGTTTGCGATGTTGTTTCCGGCTTCAAAGACTGATGTTTTAGCACAAAAAGAGTTAGACGCTGCTAGGGCGACTATGGATGAGAGCCAATACCTACAAGAATTTGAGGTATCGTGGGCAGCGGCGTTAATTGGTTCATATTATGCAAAGCAGTTGGATAGTATCGACTTAGCTGGTCAAATTGATCGAGTTCCTTGGGAACCGAACCTTCCGGTAACAACCAGTTGGGACTTGGGAATTGCGGATTCCACCGCGATTTTCATGGTACAGCAAGCAAAAAACGAACAATATCTTAGGGTTATTGACTATTACGAGGACACTGGTGAGGGTTTACACCACTACATAAAGGAATTGCAGAGCCGTCCGTATACTTATGATAAGCACCTTTTCCCCCATGACGTTATGGTGCGGGAATTAGGAAGCGGCCATAGTCGTTATGAGACGTTACAAAGCCTGGGGGTGCGACCGACTGTTGTACCTAAACTATCCGTTCAAGACGGAATTGAAGCAGTGCGCGGATTGATCCCCAGGTGTTACTTTGACCGCGGTAATGTTGCGGAAGGTTTAAAGCACTTACGCCATTACCATCGTCAATTCAATGATCGCACTGGCGATTGGAAAGATAAACCGAACCACGACAAATCAAGTCATGCGTGCGATGCTTTCCGATATTTAGCGGTAGGCTTGCGTGACGGTAGCTCTGATGAATTGGCACACGCTGCTAGGACAGGCCGTATGTCAAACGGTCTTCCTGTTATGGCGGCGATGGATACGGATTTTGGTTGATATTGTCCCAGCCAGATACGGTGACGTTGTTTATATTGCGCGCAATATGCGTAAATTGGACGCTGAAGAAATTTTGCCTCTAACATGGTCAAGAAAGCCGGAAGATTTAGCCGCGGGTGTTTGTGCGTCTAATGGTATTGCCAATGTTGCACTTTCTTCTGGCCGGCCTGTAGCGGCTTGGGGCGCAACAATGACTCGGCCTCAAATGTGGACAGTCTGGATGTTTTCGACAGATCGATGGCCTGATGTGGCTTTGACAGTTACTAGGAATATTCGTCGGGTAATGATGCCGTCAATGATTGAATCTGGAGCGGTCCGAGCAGATTGTTGGTCGATGGATGGGCATGACACTGCTCACCGTTGGTTAGAGGTTCTTGGTGCGTTACGTGAATGTTCAATAGAAGATTACGGTGCAACCAGAAAAACTTTTCATTGTTACTCATGGACGCGTTCTAGGTTAGAGCGTGATGGAGATTTTAGTCATGTGCGTAGGTCCGTTAGCTCCCAAAATGCCAACCCCACCAGCACCGCCACCGCCACCGCCAGCCCCGCCAACCAGAGACGACCCTCAAATAAATGCAGAGGCAACGGCGAAAAGAAAACGTATTTTGGCGCAGAAGGGACGGAGTTCGACCATCTTGTCTGGGCCATTAGGTGATGAAACAGACGCCAATGTTGGCAAAACTTTGTTAGGAAGTTGATTATGTGTGGTGACGGGCCCGGTTCAGAAGGTGGTTATGGCAGCAATACTGCTTACGGACCAAATACAAAAGGGACTTTGTCACAATCTTTTGCGACTACTAACCCTGGGACAACCGTTGGAATAGATGAATCTATGGGTAACACTGTAGGAAATTTTGCTAAAGCTAATGCAAAATATGTTGCTGCCGCTTTGATTCCAGGCGGCATGGCGGCTTTGGCTTTAAGTAGTCTTGGTTTAAAGCCAGGAAAACCAACTAAAGGCGGCAAGCCCCCTGACGGACGCGCTGACGGCCGCAGAAAGGCAATTGCTAGTAAGGCCGTGGCGGCAAAAACGTCACCAGCCTTAACGCCAACGCAAGATACTCTTGGTGTCCCGGCAGCACCAGCAAGGTCTAAAAATATTACTAATCGTAGGTCTAACGTCCTTACTGGGTCGCAAGGCATCTTGGGTGCTGCCAATGTTGGTAAGACGCTTCTAGGAAGTTAATATGTGCAATCCAGAAATGATGAAAACTTTTCAAACGCAATCTTCAGGGGTTAAACCGTCTACCGGCTCTTTAGGCTACCGTTTAGACCAAGGTCAGCGTGTAGCATCTTCCAATGCTGGTGGCGGGACTAATGGTTCAACAATTTTAAGCGGCACCCCGCGAAACAGCGGTGTTGATGCACAACGCAAAACGACAATGCTAGGCATTTAATATGGACAACAATGAAATTTTCAAACGGTTTGAGCTTTTGCGTAATGGACGCGGGGTGTGGGAATCTCATTGGGAAGAAATTGCGGAGCGGGTGCTGCCTCGATCGGCAGAGTTTGTGGGTGAGCGTGAGCAAGGCGACAAAAGAACAGAGAAATTATATGATGCTACAGCGGCTTTAGCCCTAGAGAGGTTTGCTGCGGCTGTTGAATCTTTATTAACTCCCCGCGGAGCGCGTTGGCATACGTTACGTTCAACTAATGAAGCATTAAATAGAGATGATGAAGTTAGAGCTTGGTTCGACCAGGTTGAGAACTCGATGTTTTCACATCGGTATTCTCCTAAAGCTAATTTTGCAGGTCAGATTCACGAGGGTTATATGTCTCTCGGTGCTTTTGGGACAGGTGCTACGTTTGTGGATGAGGGGCCAACTCGCGGTTGTATCTATCGAGCGTGCCATTTAGCCGATGTTTTCATTGCAGAGAATGAACACGGCATGGTCGATACAGTATTTCGACACTTTGAAGTGTCTGCTCGTCAGGCTTTGCGAATGTTTGAAGACGGCGACCTGTCTGATGATTTACGCAAGGCGGCAACTGACACTCCAGATGCCAAAGTAAAACTATTGCACGTTGTTATGCCTAGGTATGACCGTGATCCTACAAAAATAGATCGCAAGAACGCGCCGTGGTTTGGTGGATACTTTGAAGTTAAAACGAAGCAGATGATTGAAGAAGGCGGGTTTAATACCATGCCTTACATTGTTTCACGTTACGTTACAGGGCCGCGTGAGACTTATGGCCGGTCACCAGCTATGACTATTTTGCCAGACATCAAAATGATAAACGAAATGTCTAAAACGGTTATTCGGGCGGGACAAAAAGTAGTTGACCCACCACTTCTTGTTGCTGACGAAGGCGTTATGTTCCCCATAAATTCTAATCCTGGAGCCGTTACCTTTGCAAGAATGGACGGTCGTAACATACCGCCAATTCAACCTTTGCAAACGGGCGCAAGGGTAGACATTGGTTTTGAAATGATGGAGCAGCGGCGCAAAGTTATTAATGATGCCTTCCTGGTAACTTTATTTCAGATATTAGTTGAAACCCCAACAATGACGGCGACAGAGGTTTTGCAACGCGCACAAGAAAAAGGTGCTTTGTTAGCTCCGACCATTGGTCGTCAGCAAACAGAGATGCTGGGGCCGCTTATTGAGCGGGAGTTTGATGTAC